GTATAGAGCCATTGTAGTCTTGCCGACATTACTATGCCCATTGATGATAGTGAACTCTCGCTTGTACCTGAAGTATTGATCGAGATCCTTGTCACCTGTGTCCAAGCCTACAGGTATACGTCCGTTAGCGTAGTCATCAATCCACCTGAAGTCCTCATCGTCTGAGGATATGAAGGACATGTCCCCGTCATTAACGAGCATCTCACGCTGTGCCTTCTTCTCGTCGTCGATGGTGGCTCGAATAGGGTCTTGCTTGCCTTTCTCGATAGCATCCCTGATGGTATTTATGGTGTGCTTCTCATCATCTACATCACGCTTGAGTATCTCACGGGTAAGTACACGAACCACCTCGTCTTCCTCCATGCGCCCAGCAGCTACGTAGCCACCACACAGCCTAGCAGCACGAAGAAGGGTAGCATGTTTCTCCCCGTCATCGCACTGACGTATCATACGCGCAGCTAGATTTAACTTTAAGTAATCCGTGTAAACCCCTGATTGTGAGACAGCTACCTGCGATTCACTCTTCTCTGTAGCGAACGCTCCGAAGCTAGATGATTCATCTTTGATGATGATATCTGGGTCGTGCGACTCGAAGCATGCGCGAGATTCGTTGATACCTGACTCATCTACTTCCAGGTCGTACTGCTTATCAAAGTATGTGCGTAGCGCACGGAAGTGATCACGGTGCCGCTCAGGGTGAGTTATCTTGACTAACGCCTTGAGGCCGTCACCCGACGGAGATACCCAACAGCTATATACATACGGGTCCGTACTGAGAAGCGCCTTGGATGTCGTAACATCAATATGATCGAAGTCCAGAACAATGTATCCGCTATGCTTCTCAATCGACTGGTCTTTCCTGTCGCCAAACTCACCGCTGAATAGTACAACGGGTAGGCTCTTTTTGAAATCTTTTTCTCCACCACGAACAGCTTCAATCGTTGGCGCAGAAGTCCCCTCCTGTATTCTTTTGAGGGCAGTCACAATCGGAATCACATGGGCATCCGCCTTGGACTTCTTGTACAGGTCTTTGTATATCGTTACGTTCATCCGAGTATTTGTATTCGAGTAGTAGATTTAAATAGTGAATGGCCTTGAGGACATCCTCTTTGCCGTTCTTGAATTCGTGTCGGCATACGTATTTAATTACATTCCCCTCTATGAAGGGTATGCTGTTGGCGGCTATGAAGTCAGTGGGCTGAATCTTCATTTCCTTGTAGTGCTTACCGCCTACTTGTTTGTCGCTATGTTTCATCTGATGTTGTTCCAACTTGTTTTATCGAAGTTATGGAATCAATTACAATAGTCTTATTCTTAGCCTTAGCGGTAAATAATTCGCGCTCAAGTCTTGACATTGTTTTTCCGTCCTTCTTCATGATATCCGATGGGTTATCATACTTGCTTACGATCCACACGTTTCTAGATTGCGGTCGCTTGTTCTTAATCGTTATGACCTTAGCGGTCATGGAGTATATTGGATGTCCCATAATATTAGAGGAAGAAAAGGGGCAGAGCTTTCGCTCCACCCCGCTCCCTGTTAAAACAACCTATTAGAACGGAAGGTCGGAAGACCCTTCGGATTTAGTTGTTGTGCGACGCTCTTGCGCCGCCTCGCTGTTAGGATCCCATACACTTAGGCATGGCTTGCCATTCTTCGACATGAATAGTCGAAATCTAACGTTGCCGCCCTGACCCTGTGCATCACGCTTGGTGGTGTACTGGTCAATAGCATCCTTAAGCTCGTTGTCCTTGAGGCGGAAAGACCACCCCATCAACTCGCCATTGTCATTGTAGCTTGGCTCATCGGCCCAGCCTACTAGTACGCTTTCGTACTTCTTTGTTTGTTCACTCATTTGTAGAGAAAGTTAGTAAATAAGACATGAAAAATAATTGCACCTGCAATAAGAAAAGTTCGTTTGATTAATTTTTTATACTTCATAATTGAGATAATCTTTTTGTGGATTGTAGTCCTGCTCCAGGAAGTCAGTGATACGCTTGAGGGCATCATGAAACTTCATCTCTCCTGTAAACAGGGTGGAGTCAGAACATTTAACGAGGGCGGGAAGGTACGGATAAGTCTTCTCTTGTACAACCCAATAGAAATCTTTTATACCAAACACCTGTGTGTAGATGTAAGCTTGGATATCATATGAGAAGTCCTTGATGGCATACCGAAACTTCTCTGAGCTACGTGCTGACTTACTATCGCTAATGAATCCGTCGCCTAAGCAGTCGAGAAATCCTTTCACTTGTATGCCGTGTAGCTCTTCGAGGAATCCTACCTGATAGTCACCCTTGAGGTGAGAGTCAAGCAAACCACACGTGGCTAGCCTGTCGATCATGTCATTAGCTGTTTGCCACTCATCGTGTGACACGATTGACTTGCCATCCTCAGCTGCTTCCTCCTTGATTTCCGCTAGCTTAGCCTTGTATTCAGCAGTGAGTGTGGGTTTCTTGGAGGCTTGAGCCTTTTCTGACAACGTGGTTACGATAGCAGATGGAGACATGACCGTGTACTTCTCGAAAGCTTTGTCCCGTTCGAACAACAGCATATCGTACATAGTACCGAACTCTAGTGCGTCTGATTTGTATTTGACTTCTCCCTTCATGTAGCGATCGAACTGAGCCATATCGCCTAGGGCTTGCTTGAGAGACGAGTACGACAAGTGAGACTTGCCGTACCGCTCCATTAATTTATCTGATATATTCATTGGTCTTCGTATAATGGTGTGCCGTCTTCAAGCATGTACTCATAGGTTTCTATCTCAGCCCAGTGAGTGGGCTTGCCAGCAGTACACCAGAAGGTTTTACCCTTGCTGTTAATGTGATACTCTGCAATGTCCACATCACCGAGAAAGTCCTTATGCTTGATGAAGTAAAGCCCAGTACACACAGGCACTTCGGTGTCGTTGTCTACCCATTTCTTGGGCATTTTTGAGTTGAGACACTGTGTTCGAAACCTATGGAACGTAGCTATGTTAGTTAGCTTGCGGTTCTGTACTGGATACTTGTTCATCGTACAAACTTCTGTAAGCCAGACATTTGCTTATCAGTAAGGCTACCTCCGTACTTACCTACGATAGACTCATATGCTTTCTTCTTGTCGGTCTGCGACTTGATGTAAGCAACAGCCTTGTCCATGATGTTTTCAGGCGGGTCAGTGTCAAACTTCTCTTGCACTTTCTTCACCATTTTCTCAGCCTTGGTAGGTTCGGCAGGTGCGGCTGTGTCTTGCTTGGCGATAGCGTCAGAAACCTCGTTAGCTGAAGCGATTGATGTATCAATACCAATACCGAGCATAGCTAATGCACGACCGATAGCTGACGTCTCACAGTTTTCTACGTAGCTAGTCTTGTTGATGTTGCTACTGCCCTGCACTTCATGTGCATGACCTACCGATATGATGCGATTGTCAGCATCTACGATCGACGCCTTGCATACACATTGAGCTTCGTCTAGCACAGTAAACTCTGTGATAAGGCTCCAGTTTTTATACTGCTCCTCCTGTCGGAAGAACTTGATTCGTTCGTTGACCTCAACGTACTGCTTGCCACGAATGTTCGTGGTCTTGAATTTGTAATTACTCATACGAGTTCTTGTTTTAGATTTTCAGCTAGACCCTCTAGCCTTTTGATTTGGATTCGAATAGTTTTTAGTTTGTCCTCAATGCTGTTGTATCGGAGGTGCATATTGCACAGCCTTACAGCTAACAGGTACTTGTCTTCATACCCATCCCATGAGAACAAGTTGGCTTCGTGCTGACCAGAGTGGTGTACTACTGTGCTGTGATCTCTGTCAAAACTCTTGCCTACTTCCGTCTTGGTCATGTGCTGAGCCATAGCAACCATCAGTGCGGCTCGTGCCTGAACTTGTGGTGCCTTCCTGGATGTATTGGGGGTGAGGTAGAGGGTAGCATAGTACTCCTCTTGTAGCTTTTTGATGTCATCATTCATTGGATTTGCTGGTTCAAATTTAAAGTTTAATTGTTATTAATGCAAGGAAAGGAGAGACTTTGTTTCTCAATGCTCTCAATGGTGCTTATCGCTAGGCAACTGGCACGTTGCAGGATCTCCCTGCACACCATCCGTCTCTCCCCTTGTCAGCGTTCTGACAATACTATGTCGTAACTGCTGAGTGTTTCGTAAAATTTAACGTAGTGATACATAGACCTTGACACCTCGGTGAGGCTTTTAGCTACACGCTCTACGGATACGCTGCCTTCCTTGAGTAAGTCTTCGACTAAACTCTCTGCGATATCAGGGAACTGAGGTAGATACTCTGATACATCTTTGCTTAGCCATACGTCAATGTCTGCTTCAAGTATATCGTCGCAAGCATACATGGCTGCTAGACGTTCTGCGTTTGATGGGTCTTTGTTTTCCAATACGATTTGGATTGCTTGTTCGTTAGTCATATGTAATGTTTAGTACCTGCTGTATGTTGACACCTGTCTTCTCAGCGTATGAACCAGACGGGGTGTAGTATGTCTTGCCGTCTCGCTCATAACTCCAGAGCTGCTGTGTAATTTCAGAATCCGTATTCCATCCCATCTTCGTATAGTTTATTAATTTTTATTTCAAACTCCCTGAACTTGTTCATCATGTCATTAGTCATTAAAGGGAGTATCACCTTTCCGTCCAT